CGACTTCGACCGCATGACCGGCGGCCTCAAGCCCGGCCAGCTTGTCATCATCGCCGCCCGTCCCAGCATGGGCAAAAGCGCCTTCGCCACCAACATCGCCGAACACGCCTGCCTCAGCGACGCCGTCCCGACCGCGCTGTTCAGTCTGGAAATGACCGGCGAGGAATTGATGGAACGCGTGCTCTGCACGCAATCCGGTATCAAGCTCCAACGCGTCCGCGACGGCTTCATGAGCAAAGAAGAAATGTCCCGCCTTGGCAACATGGTCGGCGAGATTGCCCAGGCGCCGCTTTACCTCGACGAGACCCCGGCGCTCAGTATCGCCGCCTTCCGCGCCCGCGCCCGCCGCGCCGTCGCCAAGCACGGCGTCAAGCTCCTCATCGTGGACTACCTGCAACTCATGAAAGGCTCCACCAAACGCGCCGCGCAAGACCGGCGCTTGGAGATTGACGAAATCAGCTCCGGCCTCAAAGCCACGGCCAAAGAACTAGGCGTCCCCGTCATCGCGTTAAGCCAGCTCAACCGCGACGCCGAGGAACGCGCCGAACCCAAGCTGTCGCACCTCCGCGAAAGCGGCAGCATCGAACAAGACGCCGACGTGGTGGCGCTGTTGCACCGCCCCGAGCGCGTCACGCACAAGGAAGAAGACAAAGGCAAAGCCGTCTTGATCTTGGCCAAACAACGCAACGGCCCAGTCGGTCGCATTGAAATGTCCTTCGACGGCGAAATCACCCGCTTCAAGAACCTCACCGACAAACTCTACTCCAACAAGAAAGAAGAGCGCCAAACCTACAAACCCAAAAACTTCAACGACACCGACGGAGCCTAGCCCTTTCCCTGACACCAACAACACAAACAACACTGAAAACCTCTATGAGACTTGCACGACAAATTCTTGCAACCGCCGCCACGGCCGTTTGCGGCGACCGCAACGCCAGCTACGGCCCGCCGATGGAAGACTTCGCCACCCAGGCCGCGATGATGAGCGCCTACCTTAGCCGCACGAACAAGCGGCCGGTGCGCGTCACCGCCAGCGACATCGCCGCCCTCATGGCCATCGTTAAAATCGCCCGCCAAGCCCACACGCCCAAGGCCGACAACTGGATCGACCTCGCCGGCTACGCCGCGTGCGGCGCCGAATGCGACGCACGCGGCAAATTATCCCGTGGAATACCACGATGAGCTACACAGCACCGATGGGGCCAGCAAATGAGTGAGTCACCACGCGTCTTCGGCCACCTCCGCAATTGGCCGCTCGACCTGCCGAAAGAACGGAGCTGACATGATCTTCACCGACCACCCCATCCACGAGGCGCCGCAGCTGATAGGCCGCGACCGCGAGGGCTTTGTCCTGGCGCGTTTCAAGGATGGCGTGCGGCGGATGACGGCCGACCAGTTGGCGGACTTTTGGCGCATCCGCGAGGAGCAGATTGCCAACGAGAAAAATGATCCGCTCCGCTACGAGTGGGAGCCGGAAGTGTGGCGCCGGGCGGATGAGATATTGGACACCGAGCGCGAGCTGCTCATCCTTGGCGGCAACCGCTCCGGCAAGTCCTCCTTCGCCGCCAAGCGCATGATGAAGGCCATGCTCGACAAGCCGGATGGCCGGTTCTGGTGCTTCCAAGAAACCGCCGCGAACTCGGTGGAAATGCAGCAACCGCTCCTGTGGAAATACATGCCGCCGGAATTGCGCAACACCAAGAAATCTCGCGTCACCAACATCAGCTACGGACAGAAAACTGGCTTCGCCGAAAACTCGTTTGTCCTGCCGAACGGGGCCCAATGCTTCTTCCGCAACTACTCGCAAGACGTGAGCACGATCGAAGGCGGCGAGGTGGATGGCATCTGGTTCGATGAGTTGGTGCCGTTGAATTTCTTGGAGACGGCGCGATTCCGCCTCATCACCCGCAAAGGCTGGCTGCTGCTCACCTTTACGCCGCTCGAAGGTTACAGCTCAGTAGTAAAGGATTACTTGTCTGGTGCCACCACCCTTGAAGACCGCGAAGCCGAGTTGCTGCCGGTCTATGGCAAGGCCGCCGAAGCAGGGGGCACGGGCGTCCCGCCCGTCACGTCCGATCAACCACCCGACCGCGTTGTTGTCGGCTACGAAAAGCTGCCCATCCTCCAGCAACCCGTCCGCCGCAAGGGCCGCGTCATGTATTTCTGGACGCAAGACAATCCGTTTAGCGGCTACCCCGAGCTCAAGACCGAGCTGCTCAAGGCCAAGAAAGATGAAATCCTCGTCCGTGCCTACGGCGTCCCGACCAAAGCCATCGGCAACCAATTTCCGCGCTTCAACGACAAAGTCCACGTGCTGCCCGACGACCGCATCCCGCGCACCGGCACGCATTACCACGTGGTTGATCCGTGCTCCGGCCGCAACTGGTTCATGATCTGGGCCCGCTTCGATGAAATCGGCCGCTGCTTCATCATCGAAGAATGGCCCAACCAAGACCGCTACATTCCGGGGTGGGGATTCCCGGGCGCTTGGGCGGAGCCGGATGGCAAGCGCCACGATGGACGGCCCGGCGACGCGCAGAAGTCGTGCGGCTTCGGTCTGCAAGAATACCAGGCCGAGATTGCCGCGGTGGAATTGGAGCTGGGCAAGCTGGCCGGACTTCACGGCGAGCCGATCGACGTCTTCGAGCGCTTCATGGATAGCCGGTATGGCAACGCCGCCACCGTGGCCCGCGAAGGCGCCACCACGTTGATCGACGAGTGTGCCGAGCTGGGGCTGAACTTTCTGGCGGCACCGGGCGATGCCATCCACGAAGGCGTAAGCCTCATCAACGACTGGCTGAGCTACGACCCGGCCAAGCCCATCAGTGGCGTCAACCAGCCGCGCCTCTACGTGAGCGAGCGCTGCAAGAATACCATCTACGCCTTGCAAGAATGGACCGGCCGCGACGCCAAGACCGGCGCGTGCAAGGACCCGATCGACGTCCTCCGCTACCTCGTCCTGAGCGGCGCCGCTCACACTGACGCCGAACAACTCCGCATCCAACCCTCCGGATCTTACTGAAATTAACCCACCACCATGACCAAACACCTCCTCAAACGCCGCGACGTGATGGACCTCCTCGGGCTCGATCCCGTTGCCGGAGTCGAACAATACCGGAAATACCTCGAAGTCGGCCTGCTCAAGCCGGTGCGATTAAAGGGGCTCAAATACCGCCGCTTCCGCCGGATGGACGTAATAAAAGCCTTCGGCATCAGCGAACCCGCTTTATGACACAACTCCACCAACTGAACACTGAACACTAAAAACTATGCGAAGCATCTTCACCCGCACTATCAGGCTCGCCACCCCGAGCCTCACCGAACAAGAGAAGCGCGGCGCCCTGGCCGTGCCTGAAAGCACGCCGTTGTGGGCGGCGATCATGGCCGTGATCGACGATCACGTGAGCGACAACACCAACCTGGCCCGCGCCGTGCAGACCGCGCAGAATCCGCACGTGCTGGCCCACACCGCCGGGAGCCTAGACGCGCTGCTCTCGCTCAAAGAAGACCTCGCCGCCCGCCGCGCCGATGCGGAGAGCAACCCGGAGGGAGTATGAGCGACACGCCAGAAACAGACGGGCATGGATTGCCTGCACGGCATTGTTCGGAATTTATGTTCGAGATCGCGGACGTATCCGACGAAGAATGTTTCTTCACAATCGGGGTATTCCTCTCGCTGGAAGAAGCCGTTGCCGCAATCGAGGCGAAGGCGGAACCGTGGCAACTCTGCGAATCGGCCATGTTCAGCGGGGAATATGCCGCAATGGAGATCCGCAAGAAAAAGCTCGAAATCCTCGACCCGCTCAACAACGGGGATGTCGTCTGGTCTCGAAAATGGGTGAACCGATACATGGAAGAATCCGACGATAACGAATGGCAGATTTATATTCCGAACGCTCAGGATCAGACACGCGAACCCAAGACGAAAATATGACACAAAACCCCATAGAGCGTTGTCTGCATCCTGTTTGTTCGGCTTCGATTGATGCCGCTTGCGCGGTAACAGATTCAATTCGGAACTTCGTCCGAGACCGCCAGCACGTTATTCGCTGCGGATGTGATGAAATGCACGAGACGGCACCAATCCAAGCGGCAGCGTGGAAGCTGGTGCTTGATGAGTTGGAGCGCGTCGCCGAAGTCTGCATTGCTATTTCTCGGAACACGCTGAGTA